GGAAGTTACTGCGAATGTAGTTGGAACAGCAACTACATTTACCTATGCAGAAACCAGCAATTATTTACAAATTCCAGATTATGTGATAGGCGTTAATAAAATATATCAATTTGAAGGTTCTAACAGTATTGCAAGTGGTATGTTTAGTATAAAATATCAATTATTTTTGAATGATGTTTATTATTGGGGATCAACAGAACTTTTAACTTATGCAATGACTAAAACTTATCTTGAAGATATTGACTTTTTACTTACTACACAGAAGCAAATAAGATTTAATAAGAGGTCTGATAGATTGTATCTAGACATTGATTGGTCGGCGTTAACAGCAGGAGAATATATAGTTATCGATTGCTACAGAGCATTAGATCCATTGAATTATGAGGAAGTATGGAATGATTCATTCTTAAAGCAATATATTACATCATCTATTAAGAAGCAATGGGGACAAAATTTAATCAAATTCCAAGGTGTAAAACTTCCTGGTGGAGTAGAGTTTAATGGCAGACAACTTTATGATGATGGACAAAGAGAAATCGAAGATTTAATGTCCAAAATGTCTTCAACTTATGAATTACCTCCACTTGATATGATAGGATAAAAATATGTTAAATCCATTTTTCTTACAAGGATCTAAGGGTGAACAAGGTCTTATACAAGATCTTGTTAATGAGCAAATAAAAATGTATGGTGTTGATGTATATTATATTCCAAGAAAGTATGTTTTACAGAACACTATAATAAGAGAAGTAATAGAATCTAAATTTGATGCTGCTTTTCCTATAGAAGCATACGTTTCTTCATATGATGGATATGGTGGTCAAGGAACTTTATTGTCTAAATTTGGCATTCAAGAGTCTGATGATTTAACATTAATAATATCAAGAGAAAAATTTGAACTTTATATAACACCATTAATTAAAAATTTGCAAGATATTGAAATATCAGATAGACCAAAAGAGGGGGATTTAATATTTTTCCCACTAGGTGAAAGAATATTTGAAATTAAATACGTTGAGCATGAATCACCATTTTATCAACTACAAAAGAATTATGTTTATGAATTGAGATGTGAACTATTCAGATACGAAAATGAAATTATTGATACTAGTATTGAAGAAATTGATACTCAATTAGAAGATGAGGGTTACATTACTACTGTTGAATTTATTGGTGCTGGAGCCAGTGCAAGAGCTTCTGCAATTATGGGAACAGGATATATTGATAAAATTTACCTTGATAATGATGGTTATGGTTATCTAACTCCACCAGAAATAAGAATAGAATCACCAACAAATATTGGAATTACTGCAAAAGCAATAGCGGTAACAACAAACAAAAATAATACACATTCAATTGAAGAAATTATATTAACCTTTGCTGGAATAAATTATACCACACCACCAAAAATAGAAATTATTAGTGATACTGGTAAAGGAGCTATAGCAACATGTAGTATTGGTGTAGGAACTGCTGTTGTTGGATATAATATGCTTGATTTTGGTAGTGGATATACTCAAGAAACTGCTATTGTAACAGTAGAAGATCCACCATCTGACAATCCTATTGGTTTTGTAACTGCTGTCGGTATTGCTTCAGTAACAAATGGACAAATATTCTCCATAAATGTTTCAAATACAGGTTTAGGATATACACAAACATCTCCAGGCCCATCTGTTAGTATATCATTACCAGCAGAGACTGTTGGATATGGAACTTATATTTTCAATGAAATAGTTACTGGTTCACAATCTGGAGTAAAGGCAAGAGTAAAGTCATGGGATTCATTAAACTTTAAGTTAAATGTTGCTCCAATATCTAGTGATACAAATAATGTATTATTCTATTCTGGCGAATCTGTTGTCGGATCAACATCTCTAGCATCTTATGTGGTAAAACAGTATGATTCTAGAGATACTAATGATAAATATTCTGATAACACTAATATTGAAAATGAAGCTTTTGAAATTTTAGATTTTACAGAAGAAAATCCGTTTGGGAACTACTAATGTTAGGAACATATTTTTACCACGAAATAATAAGAAAAACAATAATTGGATTTGGGACATTATTTAATACGATTCACATTAAGCATGTTGATACAACATCAAAGACTTTATCTGATATTGAAGTTCCATTGAGTTATGGACCAACCCAAAAATTTCTTGCTAGATTGAGAGAAGAGGAAAAATTAAATAAACCAGTTTCAATTACTCTCCCAAGACTTTCTTTTGAAGTGACATCAATACAATATGATGCATCAAGAAAATCTTCTGTAACACAAACATTTAGATCCAGTGATGGACAAAATATTAAAAAAGTATTTTTGCCAGTTCCATATAACATTGGGTTCCAATTAAATCTGATGTCAAAATTTCAAGATGATGCTCTGCAAGTTACTGAACAAATACTTCCTTTCTTCCAACCATCATTCAATATAACTATAGACTTAGCAGATTCTATTGGGGAAAAAAGAGACGTTCCAATTGTATTGGATAGTATAAATTTCACTGATGATTATGAAGGTGATTTTAATACCAGAAGAATAATGATATATACTTTTAACTTTACCGCAAAAACATACCTATTTGGTCCTATTGCAGATTCTACAGATGGACTTATTAGAAAAGTTCAAGTTGATATGTATGCTGACACTAATATAAAAACTGCAACAAGAGAAGTCAGATATACTGTTACCCCAGATCCAATTGATGCAAATCCTGGAGATGATTATGGATATGCAGAATCAATTGAAATGTATTTTGATAGTAAAGATTATAGTCCAACAAATCAATTAGACAAATAATAAAATGAATAATATTAATGATATTAATAATCACAATATTTTGCCCGTAGAAGTAGAATCTACTGTAACTAATGCCGAAATAGTAGAATCCAAAAAATCTGATCACATAGATAAAGATTATGACTATGTTAGAGCAAATTTATATTCATTAATAGAAAAAGGACAAGAAGCTATTAATGAAGTGATGGAAGTTGCCGGTGAAGGTGGAAGTCCAAGAGCATATGAAGTTGCCGGGCAGTTAATAAAAAGTGTCTCAGAAACTACAGATAAATTGATAGATCTACAGAAAAAACTTAGAGACATTGATTCTGAAGTTACTAAAACAACAAATAACGTTACGAATAATGCAGTTTTTGTTGGGTCAACTTCAGATTTATCAAAATTACTAAAACAAGGATTTCTAAATAATAATAAGCCAAAAGATTAATAAAATTCTCATGAAAAAAGACCATGAAATATCAATGGCACATTCTCAGTTAAATAAAACTGTAGAAAATATAAAAAAACTAAGAAAGTCTCTTGGCAAAAAGGAAAAAAATATTCCCGCATGGGTTCAAGCCAAGATTACTGATACTGAACATAATATAGATGCTGCTTCCGGATACATGGATGAAGCAAAAAAGTGCTGGAAAGGATATAAAAAACAAGGAACACAAAAATTATTTGGAAAAACTTATAATCGTTGTGTAAAAGCAAGTTATGAAGTTGAGGGTGATATTCTTGATGAAAAGCGTGATGGAAAATCTGCAAAAGATCCTGGATATTCGTTAAAAGACTGGTTTAGTGGTGGTGGATGGGTTCAGACTGGCGGTAAATATGATGGAAAACCATGTGCAAAACAACCTGGACAGAAAACTAAACCTTTTTGTAGAGATGCAGATGATCGTGCTGCAATGAGTAAGGATCAAAGAAATAAAAGAGCTGCTAAAAAGCGTAAAGAAGATCCCAATCCAAATAGAACGGGTAAAGCTAAAGTGGTCACTGAAAAGAAAGATGCTTGTTACCACAAGGTAAAGTCTAGATATAAAGTTTGGCCAAGTGCATATGCATCTGGAGCACTTGTAAAGTGTCGTGAGAAAGGTGCTGCAAACTGGGGAAACAAGTCGGAAGGAATATCTTTCCAAGAGTTTCAGGAGAAAGCACTGAAGTGTTGGAAAGGTTGCCGTCGTGTTCCTGGCACAACTCCTGGTGCTAAAGGTTCTTGCACCTGCGAAAGCATGGAGGAAACAAATGAAGGAGCAGCCTGGACAAAGAAAGCGGGAAAAAACTCCGAAGGAGGACTCAATGAGAAAGGACGCAAATCTTATGAGAGAGAAAACCCTGGAAGCGATCTTAAAGCACCTTCCAAAAAAGTAGGGAATCCTCGTCGTGCTTCTTTCTGTGCGAGAATGAAGGGTATGCGTAAGAGACAGAAACCCTCCAATAATACAGGCGATGACCGTCTGTCCAAGTCCCTTAGAGCGTGGAACTGCTGATGAAATCTTACAACGAATTTATATCCGAGTCTGTAAACATCTCGGGAGATTTCAACGGAAATCTTTACATCAACTCTCAACCCGAAGAACCTCAGCAGGTAGGGGAAACCTACACTGCTGATGTACTCTATAAAGGTGAGTTGTACAACATCGAGTTTGTCTCCGAAGGTGCTCCTACTAAGAATGAGTTGGTAGAAATGCTTCAGGAAGAATATCCTGGTGCAATGGTCCAAGCGATTTATCCTGTAGAAAAGAGCAAACTGAATATCACCAAGTCAAACAAGGTTACAATTAATGGTGAGGGTCATAAGTACGGAGCATTCTAACTCATGGCACAGTGGAATAAGAACACCCAAGATTTCTTAAATCAAGAAAGAACTCTTTTTGAAGTTGTAAACCTTGCTGACCATTGGGGTGAGCAATCGGATTGGAGACCTCAATTTTCATCAAAGAATAGATTCAAGGTATCTCCATACCAAAGTGTTTTCTTCAATACTTTCCAGTATGGTAAAGAAACTGATATTTGGGATGAAGCAGTTACAGGCACTGCTGCAGCTACTCATAGCACTCAATTATCAAACGTCATTATGTCGGTTGGTGGCACTGCTGGTGATAAGGTCATCAGACAGACCAAAATGGTAATGTCATATATTCCTGGTAGATCAGCACAGTGCTCATTTGGTATTCGTTTAGAAGCACCAGTAGAAGGTATTCGCAGAAGGTTTGGTGTATTCAACGAAAACGATGGTGTCTTCTTTGAAGATGATGGCACAAACTATTATTGTGTCATTCGTAGTAGTGCATCTGGTAGTTTAGTAGAAAGAAGAATTCCCAGAGAAGATTGGAATGGAGACAAGTTAGATGGGACTGGTCCTAGTCAGATTACAGCCAATCCAACAGCACAACAATTAGTTAATATTGACTATGAGTGGTATGGATCTGGTGATGTAAGTTTTAGTTATACGATTGGTGGAGAAACTCACATTATTCACAAATTCAAAAATGCCAATGTTATCAATTCTGTTTGGTGCGCTACTCCATTCCTTCCAATTCGTGTCGAGATTGAAAATGTAACTGGCGCTGCTGGCACACATTATGTTTATCAAGGGTCAAATTCCTTCGTTCAAGAAGGTGAGCCAGAGAAACTAGGAACACTTGTAAGTCGTAGTAATGCTATTACTGGCACTACGATGGCAGTTGCAAACACATATTATCCAGTAATTAGTATTAGATTGAAACCAACAGCACTTCAAGGTGTTGCTTTGCCTAGGTCACTTCAAGTAGCAACTAACGATAACACAAACGTATTCTGGAAATTAGTTCAGAACCCAACTCTTACTGGAGCAGTTTGGACTAATCCTACAGATGCAAATATTATTACTCAATATGATATTAGTGCTACTGCGTATACAGGTGGCACTAATATGCTTGGTGGTTTTACGATTGGTGGTGGATCTAATTTAATTGAACTTGATACAAAAGCACATTTACAAATTGGCAGAAGTGCTCTTGGAACTGTTAGTGATATCTATACTCTCGTTTGTGCTTCGCCAAACACCAACAAAGCAGCAGTAGCAGTGTTGAACTGGCTAGAGCAACGTTAACATAACGCAATTATTTGTAATATCTTAAGATTCTCTGAAAGTCGTTGCAAGAAGGAGAATTTATATGGATTATATTGGATTCTTATCATATTTTAACATAGTGTAACACTATTTTTGGGTAAATAGTACTATACTTGTTGTATCAATGTGATACTCTAATGGTCTCATTTTACTTAACTGTTGCTATTTTCATTGTACTAGTTGCATATGCTGGCGTTGATAACACAATGAAATTGATTGCATATACGGACTTGGAGTTGCGTTGGCAATGGGTTTTGTTCAGAGGATTCTTCATTAGAAGAAAGTTAGAAAAGGAACTGAACATACCAAGAACAAGCATCATCAAGCACTATCAAACTTATGGCAAACGATAAAGAAATGTCTGACCTGTCTATTGACAGGAAGGAATGTCCAAAGTGTGGAGCTCTTTGGTTAAACGGACAACATTACTGGTCTGGTACTGGTAAAGAGGGCGATCCTCATGACCTTGCTGGATTGGTTTGCAATAAACTTGGTGACGAAACTTGCATAAATCCATGCAAAGGTTCGACATCTGGTATAACATGGGCGAAACGTCTGGAGCAACTGGAAAATGACCATCCCCAAGATTAACTTTACTAAGAAATGGGGTAAAGGAATTGAACCCCCAGAAAGACTGACTGAAGAACGTGTACAGGAGATGATCGATGCAGCAATTCGACGCCACAACCGTAACGCTAGCATTATTTCTGTGTGCGTCGGTTGGGTTGTTCTTGCTCTTTTTGCGGAGGGTCTCTTAAGACTTGTTGGAGTTATACCACCTTTACTTCCATGGATGGACATCACGCTGAAGTAATTGGCATAGTATTGCTGTTAGTATTTGCAGCAACTATGTTTTATCAGGGAACCATGATAATAAGACAGCATCATGGGTATTCGCAACGCTATATAAAACGGGACATAGAAAACATGCGCCGTAGAGTTGAGGAATTACTCAAGAATGACGAAGACCCATAATCACAATAATGAACCTATGCCCAATTGGGTCATCTGGGCGGGTATAGGTTTGATGTCATTTACTATTATTATTTTTCTTGTCTTCACTCTTTCCGTAATATACTTTGGATAATGGAACACTTACTTGGACGGGCACTGCTAATTGTGGCGGTGCCTTTTGTTTTAACTACAATCTATTTCGGTTCTAA